CGAGTACAAGTTCATTCCATGGCGTGGAGCGTACGCAATTGGCATGCCGCACCTCATTGGAGGCCTGGCTGCAGCACTTACAGGAAGCTTACGAGCACTTTTGGATGCTGCACACATCAATAACGCACCTGCAACGCTCAAACTGAAGGGCGCAAAGGTCTCTGGCCAGTCCGTACAGGCTGATGTGACGCAAGTCGTTGAGATTGAAGCTGCGCCAGGGGTTGATGACATCCGCAAGATTGCTATGCCGATGCCTTTTAACCCGCCAAGCCCGGTTTTATTCGAGCTTTTAGGCTTCTTAGACAAGGCTGCCAAGGGTGTTGTCACGACCGCCGAGGAAAAGATCGCTGATGTGACGGCTCAGGCCCCTGTAGGCACGACACAAGCCTTAATCGAGCAAGGCGCAGCCGTTTTTTCAGCCATTCACGCCCGTTTACACAAGTCACAGGGCCGTGTACTGAAGATTTTGCAGCGTCTTAACCGCTGGTACATCGAAGACATGCGCCGCGGCGAGGATGTAGTCGATTTAGAGATTGAGCCGGGTGATTTTCAGCGCATGGGTGACGTTGTTCCCGTGTCTGACCCCAACATCTTCTCTGAAACCCAGCGCATGGCACAGATTCAAGCCGTGCTGGCACGCTCAGACAAGGCTCCTGACCTTTATGACCGTCGTGCCGTCGAAGAAAGGCTCTTAAAGCAGCTTAAGATCCCTGGCATCAATGAATTGCTGAAGGGTACGCCTGCGCCAGAAGAGAGAACGGCAGCAGATGAGAATGTGGCCATGGCATTAGGCCAAAACGCCTATGCCTACCCGCATCAAGACCAGCTTGCTCATTTGCAAAGCCACCTAGACTTTGCGCTTGATCCTGCCTTTGGTCAAAACCCCATCATGGCCAGCATTTACCTGCCGAGGGCGCTCGAGCACATCAAGCAGCACATGGTCTTATGGTACTTAGGTCGTATGAACGGCTACATCGCCAAAGCCCGTGGCGAGCCGATGGCAGAAAGTGATTACGAGAACAAGATGTTGACGGCAGAGATTGATAAGACCTTTGCCATCGCTTCTCAGCACGTCATGAAGGATAGTCAGTCGGCCTTTAGCCAGGTCGTACCTAAGCTTCAGCAGTTGTTGCAATCGATGCAGCAACTCACGCCGCAGCAACCGCTGCCGCCAGAGGCTCAGGTCTTGAAGGAAACCAGCCTTGCAGAGACGCAGCGTCGTGCCCAGCGCGATCAAGCCGAGATGCAACTGAAAGGCGCTGACATGCAGCAACAAGGCCAGATAGACATGGCCCGCCTGCAATCAGAGCAACAACGCGCTACCCAGCGTGACCAGTTGGATGTGGCGCTTAACGCTACAAACAACCTCACCAAGGAGCGTATCGAAACTGCGCGGCTCACCCAGCGTGATGAGCAGTTGCAGGCAGAGCAGTTTGAGACTGCACTCAAGCTTCAAAACGAAGCTCAACGTAACTTAGGAGTGAATCGTGGCCCAACCATCCAATAACCTGAAAGACATGGAAGCTGTGCCTTATCACAAGCGCATCGCCATGGGAGCCAACCTTGACGGCACAAGCCTGCAGTCAAAGGGTTCCGCACCGAAGACAACCACCCAACCCAAAGGAGGCGCCCTGCCCACGAAGAAAAAATGAATCCACTTGCCGACCTGATTCGTGACATCAAGATACGTCAGGCTGAAATAAGCCAGTCCTTGGCAGCAGGCAATGCTGCGACATGGGAAACGTATCAGCGCACAGTCGGGATGTATTTGGGCCTTGAACAAACGCTCAAAATGATTGAATCCATATTGAAGGATGAAGATGAAGATGAATGAACCAGTAGCGTCTAACGACGCTGAGATGGCTTGGGCTTTTCCGAGCGTAGATCCTGGTGCGAAACCTCTTGGTGGCCGAATCATGGTGCAAATCCGCCGGTCCAAGAAAAAAACCACCAAGGGCGGTATTGTGTTGGTCGAAGAGACCAAAGAAACAGAGAAGTGGAACACGCAGGTCGCCAAGGTTATTGAGATTGGCCCCCTGGCGTTTTGTCACCGCGACACGATGAAGCCATGGCCTGAAGGCTCTTGGTGTGTAGTGGGTGACTTTATCCGCGTCCCCAAATGGGGCGGCGATCGTTGGGAAGTCAAAGTACCCGGCGAGGACCACTTAGAAGATCCGGCGCTCTTTATGATCGTTAATGATCATGAAGTCATTGCCAAGATCACGGGCAACCCATTAGAGACGAGGGCATTCCTGTGAGCAATGAAAATGAAGACATTCCCATCAAGGAAGAGGCGGATGGCTCGGTCACCGTTGAACTTCCTGATTCGATTCAAGCTGCGCCCCAAAGCGACGAAGAGCAAAAAGCTGAAGGCGGCGATATTCCTGGCGACGATGATCCCCCTAGCGACGATGAACTTGATTCCCTACGGGCTGCACGGCGTGAACGTCGGCGTGCGAAAAAGGATCTGATCCGCAAGACTCAAGCGGAGAAAGATGAGCGCTTACAGCTATTGCAGCGCCAGAATCAAGAGTTGATGGAGCGCCTTGCTGTTGTTGAGCAGCGCACTCATGCCAATGACCTTGCACAAATCGATAAGGCTGTGCAAGACGCTGAATTGCGGGTGAAGTATGCCCGCATGAAGATGGCAGAAGCATCATCGGCTAATGATGGCGACGCGCTTGCGCAGGCCAACGAGATGTTCCTCGATGAGAAGCAAAAGCTCGAGGCCCTGAAAAACTTCAAGCAAAAAGCCGTCGCACCGCAACAAAGAGCCAGTATTCCTGATGCTGGTGTGCAGCGGCAGATTGCTTCTTGGATGGAGCGCAACGATTGGTTTGATCCTGAGCGCAAAGACATGGATAGCAAGATTGCTAAACAAGTCGATGAGCAGCTTACGAAAGAGGGCTGGAACCCTGCCTCGCGTGAGTATTGGGATGAAATGGACAATCGCTTGCGGAAATACATCCCCCATCGTTACAATGACGACTATGAGGATGAATCTCCTCGACGAAAACCTAGGAGTCCTGTGACAAGTTCTGGCCGTGAGAATGCGGCGTCTGCTGGAGGACGCAACTCCTTCTCGCTAACACCCGATCAGGTGAAGGCTATGAAGGATGCCGGTTTTTGGGATGATCCCAAGAAGCGGGCCAGCATGATTAAGCGTTATGCACAGCAACAGAATCAATCTCAAGGATATAGGAGCTAGTCATGGAATCACGTCTCAAGAAATCTCTCGCTGCTGGTGGCCGTCATACTCGCGCAAGTGAAGATCATTCGCGCCTCCCAGCAGAAGAACAGTTCGCTAGTACACAGGACATTGACCAAATGTGGAGTGACGAGTGGACACAACAAGCACTGCCGAAGGTTCCAGACATTCCTGGTTACCACCTGTGCTGGCTTTCCACCACCAATAGCTACGACACCATTGATAAACGGATTCGGCTTGGGTACGTTCCTGTTCTTGCAGATGAGTTACCTGGGTATGATAATTACCGTGTAAAAGCGGGCGAGCATGTGGGCCACATCTCATGTAACGAGATGCTGCTATTCAAACTCCCGATGGACTTGTACCAACGCGTCATGACGCACTTCCATTATCAGAAACCGATGGAAGCAACCAATGCAATCATGGAGCGCATGGAAGAGTTACAGCAGGGTGCGGATAGCTCAGGACACAAACTCCTGAGAACGGAAGGTGAAGGATTCGGCAATGTTTCACGGAAATCCATTAACCAAGCCCCGGTATTCGAGGGCTAATTCGGAGTAATTAACATGTCTGCTACAAGCGCACCGTTTGGCTTGCGGCCCGTGTACCACCCAAGTGGGTTGGATCGCGCACAGGCTCTTGCCAACATTATCGATAGCGGCTACGCAACAAGCATATACAAGGGCCAGGCCGTCAAACTAGTGACTGGAACTGCTACTGGGTATGTTGTTGTTGCCGCAGCTACTGATGCCATCTATGGTGTTTTTGATGGTGTTGAATGGACTGATACCACAGGTCGTCGTCGCGTTTCCAACTACTGGCCAGCTAATACGGCTTACCAGACTGGCTCACTTATTGCCTACATCTGGAATGACCCACAGGTCGTTTACGAGATTCAGGCTGATGGCTCAATTGCACAAACAGCAATCGGTAAAGAGTTTGATATTAGCAATGCAAATAACGGCTCTAGTTATACCGGCCTTTCTGCTTGCACGATGGATACCACGGCCGCTTCTGCCAACACTAGCAAGACGCTTCGTGTGATCGATCTCGCTCCCTATCCAGGGAACGCTTGGGGTGATGCGTTCACAATCGTTCGTGTACAAATCGCTGAAAATCAATACGCTGGTATTTACGAGGGTGCAGCTGTTGCTTACCCCGTAGCCATAGCTTAAAGGAGGGCTAACAAATGGCAGCCCCAATGCGCAGTACAGACTTTCGCTCGATTGTTGAGCCAATCCTCAACGAATGTTTCGACGGAGTTTATGATCAACGTGCCGATGAGTGGAGCCGTGTGTTCCGCGAGCAAGACGGCATTCCCCGTAACTACCACGAAGAGCCGGTTCTGTACGGTTTTGGCTTGGCACCGTTGCTTCCTGACGGCAGCCCAGTCACTTATCAGCAGGGTGGCGTACTCTTCCTCAAGCGCTATGTGTACTCGGTGTATGGCCTTGCCTTCGCCCTGACCAAAGTGCTTGTTGAGGATGGCGATCACATCCGCATCGGCTCGGTCTATGCTCGTCACCTCGCACAGTCTTTGGTTGAGACCAAGGAAACCCTGTGCGCCAACGTACTGAACAACGCCTTTACTGGCGGCCAGTATGCTGGTGGCGACGGTGTTGCGCTTAACAGTGCATCGCACCCGATCGTTAGCGGCACCTTTAGCAACCTGTTGTCTACCGCTGCAAACCTGTCGCAAACCTCGCTTGAGCAAATGCTCATCCAGGTCCGCCAGGCAGTGGACAACAACGGCAAGAAGATCCGCCTTGTGCCACGTCAGTTGGTTGTGGCTCCTGGCAACATCTTCCAGGCTGAAGTTCTGCTCAAGTCGGTGCTCCGTGCTGGCCAGGCAAACAACGACATCAACCCGGTCAAGTCAATTGGCTTGCTCGACGAGGGTGCCGCTGTTCTGTCGCGTCTGACTTCTGCCACCGCTTGGTGGGTTCAGACTGACGCGCCTGAAGGCATGAAGTTAATGATGCGCCGCCGTCTCGAGAAGACCATGGAAGGTGACTTTGAAACTGACACCATGCGCTACAAGGCAACTGAGCGTTATGACGTTGGCTTCACTGATCCACGCGCCATGTACGGTACGCCCGGAGTCTAAGGAAACCAGGGGGCTTCGGCCCCCGCTTACTAGGAGTTAAAGCATGACTACGACTCGGTTTCCTAACGGCGTTACCAACGTCGGTGAGGATTCGCCATTTGCCCAGCTAGGGCAGCCGGCGGCGACGATTTTCCACACCTACTTTGAAGACTTCGATTACTACACCGCTGCTGATTGGACGGTTACCGAAACAGACGCTGGCGCAACACAAGCGCTTGCTGATGGCGACGGTGGACTGCTCTTAGTCACCAATACTGCTGCTGACAATGATCTTGTCTCGCTGCAGAAAAAAGGTGAGTCTTTCCGCTTTGAAGCAGGCAAGGCGCTCTTCTTTGAAGCACGCTTTAAGGTTAGTGATGCAACGCAATCAGATCTTGTGATTGGCTTGCAGATCACTGACACGACGCCGCTTGATGTAACGGATGGTGTGTTCTTCATCAAAGCTGACGGTGCAGCCACAGTGAATTTCCTTGTTGAGAAAAACAACACGGCAACCACGGCTAGCTCAGTCGCCACGATGGCAAACGACACCTTTATTCGCCTTGGGTTCTACTACGACGGCGCAAGCGCAGTTCAATACTTTGTCAATGGTGCCATCGCTGGAAGTTCAGTGACCACCAACCTGCCTGATGATGAAGACCTGACTGTGACCTTTGCAATTCAAAATGGTGAGGCAGTAGCCAAGACCATGACCGTGGATTACATCTACGTTGCTAAGGAGCGCTAATCATGGGCCAGTTTAAGCCGATGGTGAAGATGTATACCACCGAGCCTTCAATCGAATTGAAGCTCAAAAAAGGTGGTCATGTGTCTATGAAGGGCAAAGCCAAAGACGGCCACAAGATGATGGATGGCGGGGTAATGACGGGGCTTTCTGAGGCTCCTGCACCCTCCCGCTTGCAGATGGGTCAGGGTACGTTACCTGGCCGCGCACCTGCACGTCCTTCGCTTGCTATGCGTCGTAAGATGGCCAAGCCCATGGCTCGCCCCATGATGAAGGAAGGTGGCGAGTCTAAAGCCGAGCACGCAGCCGAAATGAAGAAGATGATGGGCACTGAGGCCAAGCTTAAAAAGCACGCTTCGATGCCAGCATCAAAAGCTCATAAAGGCCTTGCAAGCGGCGGCGCGGCAAGCTATGCCAACACCAAGATGCACACGGCCAAACCTGATCACGTCAAAGGCAAGACTGGCGAGGTTAAGGAAGGCGCAGTGGCTGGCTACGCTACTGGCGGCGCAATCCCCAGCGAGAAGACAAGCGGCTCACCCAAAACAACGCTCATGCACGAGGCCAAGAAGGACAAGGCTCACGGCACAGGCGGCGTTCGTATGGGCAATGCTGGTGGCTTCAAGAAGGGCGGCAAAGCCAAGAAGATGGCTGGTGGCGGATGCTACGCTGATGGCGGCGGTGTAAAGGGCATGGGCGTGATTGACAATGTCTCCACGTCAAAGCCCGGTGTCACCAACACCAAGACTGGCGAAGTGAAAGAAGCTAATGCTGGCGGCTACAAGAAAGGTGGTGCCCTAAAAAAGCACTACGCGACGGGGGGTCTTGTTGATTCGGGCAAACCCGTCGCCATGCCCAAGCACCCAGTATCCAAGCCTGTCTCTAATGATCGCCAATCGGGCACCTTCAAGAAGGGCGGCAAGGTCAAATACGCACCAGGCGGTGATGTATCCAAGCCTGTTGCAGATCCAGAGGCCACAGCAGCGAAAGCCAGCCGTGATCTCGAGGAGGCCTTGAATCCGATCAGCATCGTGAAAGAGCTTGGTGGCAAATTGATGGATAAGATCCGCGGTAAGGGATCAGTAACCGAAACCAAAGAATCGGTAACGGTTACACCACCACGAGCTAGGCGCTAAACAGTGGGGGCTTCGGCCCCTGCTTCACATTGAAGGTTTGATATGACCACGACAATTTCCTCAATTACCCGCCAGGGTGCTTTCGAGCCGTTTGGCTTGCAAGTGGCGCGTGGCCAGATTCAGGGCCACAGCAATGTGATTGTGTTTGGATACAACCCAGACGTTGATACGTCTGAAGAATCAGTATGGCCAGTTGGCGGAGTAGTACCCCATCCTACCGTTGCCTCTGTATTAAAAATTAGTTCAAGCAGCACCGACGATGATGGTAGCCCTGCAGGCACGGGCGCAAGAACCGTATTCATTGCTGGCGTTGATGGCGACTACAACGTGGTGAGTGAAACCGTCACGATGAATGGCCAAACGGCAGTCAACACTACTAACTCGTACCTGTATGTCAATACATTTTACGTTGTCACGGCAGGCTCCAACGGGTCAAATGCTGGCGTTGTCTATGCAGGCACCGGCGTAGTTACCGCCGGCGTTCCTGCAGTCATTTATGACGCAATCAACACGGGCTATAACAGCCGCACGACAGGTCACTATTGTGTTCCTACTGGCTATACAGGCTATATGGTTGAGGGTCAATTCTCTTCAGGTCAGGCCTCTGGATCAACTGCGGTTACGGGCTTCTTGAAGCAGCATGGTCCTGATGGCATCCTTCGTGTTGGCGCAGTAACGACGGTTAATAACAGTACGGCTAATTATGTGTTTGATCCGCCATTTGTTATCCCAGAGAAAAACTGTGTTGGCTCAACAGCCATCGGAGCGGCAGCAAACAATGCTGTCTCATCGTATTTCCACATTGTCCTGATCAAGAACTCGGGAGAGTGACATGCCAGCTAAGTCGAAAGCGCAGTTTCGGCTCATGAAAGCGGCAGAAAACAATCCCAAGTTTGCCAAGAAGGTTGGTATTCGGCCTGATGTAGCGGCTGAGTACACCCAATCCAACGTGAAAGGGCGATCTTATGCAAAGCTTCCTGAACAGCTTAAGAACGGTGGTCCGAGTCTTGCGATTGGCCGCGGTGAAAAGCTGCCGGCGGATCAAGGCGCTGGTCTTACGGCCAAAGGCAGAGCGAAGTACAACCGAGAAACAGGATCAAACCTGAAGGCCCCACAGCCTCAGGGCGGATCGAGACGAGACTCGTTCTGCGCCAGAATGGGTCCTGTAGCAGAAAAGAGCGAAAAGGGTTCTCGAGCACGCGCATCCATGCGCCGTTGGAATTGTCCGGGGTGGTAGATGGCCTATTCAGATACATACGGTCAGATTTATTCAGTACAGACGGTCATAGACCACGCTGCACGTCGCTGTGGCAAGCTTGCTGAAGAACTGACTAGCGAGCAATTGCTAACGGCCAGAGAGTCGTTAGGCTTCGTTCTGACCAATCTAATCAATATTGGCATCCAGTATTGGGCGATTAAGAAGGAAGTCATTGGCCTTACGCCCAACAAATACATTTACACCTTGCCTGTTGGCGCTAACGACGCCTTAAATGTGCTCTACCGCACCATGCAGCGTCCCACTGGAAGCTACTCTTCTAGCGCTGGTGGCAACGCAGCCTACGCAGGGGATAGTGATGTCGATACTTACTGCTTGCAGACAAGTACGAACGGCAATATATCGATCAATTTTGGCACCAGCAACCCAATTTATGCTGGGTCGATCGGCCTTCTCCCCTATGTTTCTGGTGGTGGAAGTGCCACCTGGACGCTTACCCTTGAGTATTCCACTGATAACACCACTTGGAATACCCTTGAAGACCTCGGAGAGGTTGTCGTAACCGATAAGCAGTGGCTCTGGTATGACATCGACCCAGGCCAGAGCGTGCAGTATTACCGGGTTAGAGCCTCTGCAGGCACGACACTGGCTTTGCGTGAGTTTTATGTGGGTAATATGTCGCGTGAAATCCAAATGGCGCGGCTAAATCGTGACGATTACACCAATTTGCCCAATAAAAACTTCACAGCCAACCAGCCTTACCAGTTTTGGTTCAATCGGACGGTCCCACAGCCAGAAATCTACCTTTGGCCGGTGCCAAACGAGTGGTATGTGCAGATGACTGTCTGGTATTCCAAGCAGATCATGGATGTAGGCGACTTATCTGATGAATTACAGATCCCGCAGCGCTGGTATATGGCCGTTGTCGGCATGCTAGCGCATCAATTAAGCATGGAATTGCCTCAAGTGCCCCTTGATCGCGTCAGATACCTTGAGGACCAGGCTGGCAAATACTTGGCGCTTGCAGAAGCAGAAGAGCGTGACAGAAGTCCGATCTACTTCGCGCCCAATATTTCTTGCTACACATCGTAATGCCACTCTTTCTTGACACCGAGGGCTAC